ATACCATTGAAATCAAATGGTTGACAGAACAAACCGAAAAGTTCTGTCAAGATCGTGCGATCTATAATGCAATCATGGAATCTGTTCAGATTCTAGACAATAACAAACGAGCAAACGGTGAGATTCCGCAACTGTTGAGTGATGCACTTGGTGTAACATTCGATACAAATATTGGTCACGATTATATCAATGACTTTGAAGGTCGTTTTGACTTCTATCATCGTAAAGAAGAAAAGATCAAATTTGATCTGGATATGTTCAACAAGATCACAAAGGGTGGTCTTCCCAACAAAACTTTGAATATCGCACTTGCAGGTACAGGTGTTGGTAAGTCTTTGTTTATGTGTCACGTTGCTGCAGGTGCTCTATCTCAAGGTAAGAATGTTTTGTATATTACACTTGAGATGGCAGAAGAAAAGATTGCAGAACGTATTGATGCAAATCTATTGAATATCGACATTGCTGACCTTCATTCCATAAGTAGAGAAGATTATGAGAGAAAGATTGGTGTCCTACGTGCAAAGACAAATGGTAAACTAATCATCAAAGAATTCCCTACAGCAGCTGCAAATGCACTTCACTTCCGTTCATTGTTGAGTGATCTGCAATTGAAAAAGAATTTCAGACCTGATATAATAATGATTGACTATTTGAACATCTGTTCATCGTCCCGTGTTAAACCTGGTGCAAATGTAAACACATATAGTTACATCAAGTCTATTGCAGAAGAACTGCGTGGACTTGCAGTTGAATATAATCTTCCAATCATTTCTGCAACACAAACAACACGATCCGGTTTCAGTAGTAGTGATCCAGGACTTGAAGATACTTCAGAATCGTTTGGTCTACCTGCAACTGCTGACTTTATGTTTGCGTTGATATCCACAGAAGAACTTGAACAACTTGGTCAGATCATGGTAAAACAGTTGAAGAATCGTTACAATGACCCTAACGTTTACAAACGATTTGTCCTTGGTATTGATCGACCGAAGATGAGATTATATGATGCAGAAGTTGGTGCTCAAGATAATATTGTAGATTCAAACATTCCAGATGTTCAAGATAGACCAAATAAATTTAGTAAAAACTTTGAAGGGATTAAAGTATGAAAAAAGTTAAAACAAATGTAGTCAGTATGGAAGATGTTGCTGTTAAACAAAAACAAGCAGAGAGAGACAATCTACTAAACACAGTAGATGAATTCAGAAAGAAAATAGAAAATGATGAGATCGTTGCTTTCTGTATTAGTTCTGTTAGAAGTGATGAGGATGTTGAGATTACCGCTTGTGTTAAAGATAGACTTCAAGCAATAGGATTAATCGAAGCATCCAAAATCATTCTTTTCAATAGTGGAATGGATGGAGAATAATATGCAATCTGTTGACGTAAGTGAAGAATTGAAATCTCTTGCCGAAGAAAAGAAACAATGTATAATTGAAACTTTGGATGATATCAAAGAAAAAGTTCAACAAGGTTTTGTATTAGAATATGTTGGTTGTTACTTGGGTATAACAGGAGAAGTTGAAATAAATTGTTGTGTTAAAGATCGAGTTTCAGCAATAGGAATTGTTGAAGCTGGAAAATACGTTCTATTAGACGAAAAGAATCATGGACAAGTTGACTAAGGATCAGGCTTTAGTTTGTGCAAAGATATTCTCTGATTACTTTGATCGATTTGAAAATGTCGAACAGTATATGAGAGAACAGAAATTAAATTCTATGCACGACATACCAACTTCTCTTCCTGGAATGGGTCCGGAAAATGATTTGTTTTCCGATTTCTCTATGCATCCTAGAGATATGAATTTTAAGATGGTTGACATGGATGCTGGAACATGGAACAACTATTTAAAGATGATATCATCTCATGTGAATGTTACCAGTAGAGGAAAGATAAAGCATTGGGCTGTCAAAGAAACTACAACGGATAAATTGGTTGGGTTTCTTAGATTGGGTTCTCCTGTTGTCAACATGAAGCCTAGAAATGAAATGCTTGGTGGTTCATTTGTTGACGATACAAAAACTGCTAGAACTTTCAACAACTCTACAATAATGGGATTTGTTATTGTACCAACTCAACCTTTTGGTTACAATTATCTTGGGGGTAAATTACTTGCTGGAATGTGTTGTTCTCATTTTGTCAGACAAGAGTTTAATAAAAAGTACAATATGAATTTGTGTTTGTTTGAAACAACAAGTTTATATGGAAAAACTAAGTCTGTATCTCAGTATGATGGTATGAAACCATATCTGCGACACAAAGGATTGACAAGTTCAGAATTCATTCCGATGATGCATGGAAAACCCTATGAGGATATGGTTTCTTATGTAGAATCTATTGTTGGTGTCTTTGTTCCACCTGGTGCTTCCTCACGTAAGTTGAAATTACTCAATAGAATTATTGCAATGACTAAGGCTGCATTGAGAAAAGAACCAGAGTATGATTCATTTATTAAGACAATCAATAATGCATTGAATCTGACTGAAAAGAAACGATACTATATTTCTGATTATGGATTCAGTAACGTGGAAGATGTTGTGATGGGACGTGCAACAGACTTGATTCCTAATCCAGAAAACTACGACAAATTTCATCTGGAAAACATTGTGGAGTGGTGGAAAAACAAAGCATCAAATCGATACGAAACCCTACAGAAAGAGGGTAAATTGCGTACTGGATTAGAACTTTGGACCGATGGTTCTGTAACCGACATTATTAGATGATATAAATAATGAGATTACAACAGGAGAAACCTATTGGCAACTAAACAAGATAAAAACGTCCATCTAGAACACATAGAAGATGAAATAATTAATCGTGGTGTTGCTGGTGGTCGTGATGCGATAAATTTCCTACGTTCATTGCGTGACATGTTGGCAGGTCATTCTGCATCTAAAGTAAATATTACTACAAAATGGGATGGTGCTCCAGCAATATTCTGTGGTATTAATCCAGAGAATGGAGAATTCTTTGTCGGTACAAAATCAGTCTTTAACAAAGATGCGAAGTTAAATTATACTAATGATGATATTGATAGAAATCATCCAGGTGAAGGACTAAATGATAAACTAAAGGTTGCACTTGCATATCTTCCTAAGTTAGGTATTAAAGGTATTCTGCAAGGTGACATGATGTTTACTGAAGCCGATCTGCAAAGAAAACAAATCGATGGTGAAGATTACATCACGTTTCAACCAAACACAATTGTTTACGCTGTTCCTATTGATACAAAACTCGCAAAAAATATGATGGCTGCTAAAATGGGAGTGGTCTTTCATACTTCCTACACTGGTAAAACTATGGCTGATATGAGAGCATCATTCAACATAGACATCGGTAGATTACAAACAACAAAAGATGTTTGGTTTAGAGATGCATCCTTTACTGACGCTTCAGGATCAGCAACGTTTACTGAAGCAGAGACAAAAGAAATCACTAGAACATTATCATCAGCAGGTAGAACATTTCAAGGTATAAATTCTATGACGTTAAATAGAATTTCTGCAAGCGATGTTTATTCAATTTACGTCAAAACATTTTACAACACAAAGATTCGTGCTGGATTAAAGATCACAAATACCAGACAACACACGAAAGATATGATTAAGTGGATTGAAGATAAATTGAATAAATCTATTCAAGAAGCTAAGAAAGAAGATACAAAACAAAAAAGAATTTCTGAAAAGAATCAGGTTATGAGATTCTTTAGAACTGCAACTCCTGATTTGATTATGATGTTTGATTTTATGAATGATATCATTGACGCAAAATTAATGATTGTTCGTAAGTTAGAAACTATCAAATCAATTGGTACTTTCATTCGTACAGACGATGGATTTAAAGTAACTGCACCAGAAGGATTTGTGGCTGTAGATAGATTAAAAGGTAATGCAGTAAAGTTAATCGATAGATTGGAGTTCTCTCAGGCGAACTTTAATGCAACAAAAAATTGGAGTAAATAATGGGTTACGATATTAATAAAGTTCTTGCTGAATATGACGATGATGATTTCGGTTTTTCCGCAGTATCAGAAGAAGAATATAACGCCGTCATAACTGAGAAAGCAGATACAGTCGAAGAATATGCGGCAAGACTAAAGGAGATTGAGAAGTTAGTATTGCCATTTTTTACCAAATTATTGAAAACTGCTGATAAAGAATACATCTATTGGCCGAACAGAAAAGAATTGGTTGAAAAACAGATACAGAAAATACTAACCCTCACAAGAGGATAATGTCAGAAGAAGATCCAAAAAAAGAACTTGAAAAGTTCAAGACCAAAAAGAAAAAGAAGATAACAGTACCCCCAGAATTCTTACAAGAAGCGAAATCTTATGATGATAAACTATTCTTAGTCAAAACATTGACTGAGATGGAAAAGGGTCGTGTTTTATTAATTATTAAGGGTATGTTAGCTGACGCAGTTAAAGACAGAGATAAGAAATGAAACAGTTATTGGAAATACTACCAAAACTTTTAGGCATGATGCCAGAGTTGATAAAGTATATCAAGTATATTCCAATTTTGATGATATTGGCAGGTATAGGATATGGTACAATGTATTTCGTACAGAATTACAAAGATCCATATAAGTGTTTCAATAACCAATTATATAAACAGATATCTATGGATTCAAACGTTTACACATTTATAGGTGACATTTGTGTAGATTCACAGAAACCAGTAATACCTGTATTCACAGAAGAAGAACAATAATGCAACTGTTTGAAGAATATATCTACGAAACAAAAAGTAAAGAAGTCGGAGGCTTGACTATCTTTGATATTGATGATACACTATTCCATACTACTGCAAAAATTGCGGTGATGAAAGATGGTAAACAAGTGCGTGAACTGACCAACCAAGAGTTCAATACATATAAGTTGAAACAAGGTGAGTCATTTGATTTTAAACAGTTTAGAAGTGCGGCAAAGTTTCGTGCTGAATCTAAACCAATTGATCGTATGTTGACTAAGGCAAAGATCATCTTAAAGAATGCTCAGGCTAATCCAAAGAGTAGAGTTATCATTCTAACTGCCAGAGATGATTTTGATGATAAGAAAACATTCCTTGCAACGTTTAGAGATCATGGACTAGACATAGATAAGATTAGAGTTGAACGTGCAGGTAAGATGGGTACAAAATACTCACCTGCAATTCAAAAATCAATTATCATTTATAACTATCTAAAGACTGGTCAGTTTGGTCGTGTAAGATTGTTTGATGATAGTATGGCAAATCTGAAAGAGTTTTTAAAACTGAAGCAACACTTTCCAGAAGTTACATTTGAAGCATACTTTGCTATGCCAAATGGTACTGTAAAAACAATTAAAGAAGAACAAGAGTTTGTATCAAAAGCAGGTGCAGGTGAATGGGGTAGACCAGAATTGGTAAACAAGTATCTTAAAGATACACCAGGACAATCTGTAAAGAAATGGAATAAAAAGAAACATAAGTAATTATATTAATTGGAGTATGTTATGGAAGATTTGATTATAGGATGTTCAACCAACTACGATTGGTCCAAGATAAAGTATTGGATCAACTCAATCAATAAGTCTGGTTTTACAGGTAAAAAGGCTATGATTCTTATGAATTGTGACCATGATACCGCAGAAAAAGTATTAGAAGCCGGATTCGAAATAATTTCATTCGACCACGACGGAAATGGAAATCTTGTCCATCAAAGTCAATTCATGGTTCATGTGGAAAGATTCTTACACATCTATAACTATCTAAGTGCAAATAAATTTAGAAATGTTATTACAACAGATGTTAAAGATGTCATCTTTCAATATGATCCATTTCCAGAATTAGATTCTAGATTAAAACTTAGTGGTAAAGATTTAGTATTTTCATCCGAGAGTATGAAGTACAAAGATGAACCTTGGGGAAATCAGAATCTATTGGAAACATATGGTCCATACATCTACAGTAAATTCAAAGACAATGTAATTTATAATGTTGGTGTTTTGGCTGGTAAATCAGATGCCATACGTGATCTATGT